CGGTGGTCGGTCCACTCTCGGTCCGACCGTGTACTAGGGTAGCGATTCCCCGGCTCAAGTACTGTCCGCCACCCCCGCCGCGCCGGGTGTGGTCGACTCTCAGAAACTCGTTAACCCCGCACAGGAAGCACTTAGCCAGTGACAGCCTGGCACCGAACCGCTCGTAGGCACTAAGCAACCTACTATACTGCCGCATCGTCCTCACGCCTACTATACTATCATCTCCACTGTGGAGAGATGGTGTCTCCCCGGCTGTCCTTTCGGCGTAGAGCTTGTACACGTGATTGAGGATGGTGTTGTGGAACGCTGTCAAACGGTGGCCAGACATCAACGTGCCATTAGCCCTGTAGTCGCCAGTGGGCGAGTGGATGTATACATTGTCGTACGATGCGATAGTCCAGTCTAACGCTGCAGCTTGCTCAGAACTCAACCTGTCGCCGAACGCAGCAGCGTAGGCCTCCAGCACAGCCTTGAGCGAGCTGGTCGAGTGCATGGAGTTGAAATCCTTGAAGTCAGTGCACAGTGCGACGCGCTCCGCGAGAACGTGCTTGACGTCACGCCCTAACTTACCAGGTTCAGCCCCCTTACCTATGGGCATCACAGTGCCCAGGGCCTCCTCCGCCCCATTCATGCTGAACGCACACAGCAGGTAGGATAAAGTGTCGAGTGAGTAGATTGCTCTTTGTTTGCTCCACTCAAACTTGACAGATGTGTACACGTGCTGCTGCGGCGTGTAACCGAGGAACGCGTCGAACGGAAGGCTCGGCTGGCTTAGTAGAGCGTTCTTCTTGTTCCTATGCTCACGCGGCAGCTCGCGGTATGACTGCCCGTCGACGAAGGGCGAGCCCGGTGGCCAGTGGTGGGCGCCACCTGGCACTACCGCCCACACGTCATCGACAAAGGCAGACCAGCTGGTGGGCCGCGAAGCCGTGTTCTGCTTCATGCGCATGAACAGTTTGTAACTAGCAGCACGCACGAAATCGGCCGGGACGCGCGCGACCACTGGTGACTCCCGATGCTCACGTTCCGCCGCCCAATCGATTGCCCCCAATCCCCGGTTACCTAAACACTCCAGTTCGAACAAGGGGCAAAGGTCCGTCCGAACTGCGTTCTGAACCGCCTTCATGGTCGTGGACGCGGTCTTCACCCGAGCGCACCAATCATCGAAACTAGCCGCGTCATCCCACACCACTCTACTCGTAGCAACGATTCCGGCCAGCGGGGAAGTCATCATATAGACAATGAGGCCAACAGCGTGAGCCTCTGTCACCCAGCTGGCATTGCGTGCCAGGAAACTAGCCATGCACGGATACTTAATTAGCACAGCAACCCAAGCTGTTCTGCTCACTTCCCCGAAGGTTAGCAGGCGCAGGTGCACGCCGGACACCTTCGACGGCTGGAATACAGTCTGTCCGTGCCCCGGGAGCATGACCTTGTCACGCCACCAGCGCAGGTCAGGCGCC